CCTCTAAGTATTTGAGTTAATTCTTCTATTTTTAGATTTGATAATCTTAGTTTAGCTGTTCTTACGGCTGCGAATTTTTGTTTTTGGAATCTTCTAACTATGTACTCTTGTACGTTAGATCTTGTAGATAAAATAGCGTATGCTATACACTTATACATAGCTTCTTCTGCAAATTTGTGAACTTGCATTTCAGCGTCAGTACCTAAGCTATCGCTTATATACTTTAAGGTTACAGTTTTTTCTGAAATATTAGAACTAAAATGTATATTTCCTGACAACTCATCAATATAAAAAGATCCATTAGTTTGAGCGTGCGCAGGGTCTAGACCATACCTTTGCCCTCTATTTAAATCATAGTTGTCTGTGTCGTGGTTATAATTATAATCATTGTTATTTTCTTGCCCAGAACCAGATTTGTAGGCTTCCCAAGTTTTAGAGTCGGCATTGTATTGTAGCTCGTTACCACTACTTAAAGTGTAAGACCCATCTGCTCCTTGAATTATTGATTTTGGGTTAGAAGTTTTTATAGCGGGATACAAAACACGCTCTACCCCACCATCGTCATGCCAAGTTATTTTAACATAGTTAACATAGTCTTGTGGCAAAATCATTTTTAAACTAGCAGGTACTATTATTTCTTGCGCTTTAGTTGATTTCAACGTATCAAATGAAAGCTCTTGTAAAGTTCTTTGAGCATGAAAAGCAACATCAGTTCTTTTAATCTTTTGTATTAATTTATCCTCCCCTACGTAGGCAACAATAAATTGATCTATAATATTATCAAGAGAAGTAAACTGATAATTTCCTAAAGTACCACCTTGATAGTCTGCTTGTGTTTGATTGTCTAGTAATCCCATTTATTATTGTTTTTCTTGTTGTTGTTGCCTTGCGTCTTCTTGGTTACCTATACTGTAAAGTTCACCACCTAGAGATATACCGCTTAAAGCTAGTATTTTGTACACTAAAGATATTTCTTCTGAAGCGTGTAGTTCAAAATCAGTAGATGATGCACTGTTGTATAGTGCTGATCCATTTATTTCTGTATAACCCCAGTTAACACTAACAGGTCTTTTAATATAATTGCACTTAATATCTCCTGAAGCAAAAGTAAGTACAACTGTTCCTCCAGAAGTTGCTGCAGATGATATTGTTAATGTTTGACCGCTAATAGCCGTAACCTTAGTACCTGTTGGTATACTACCTTGAATAACTGTTTGGCCAACTTTTATAGAACTGTAGTTATCACCTACATTTGTCAAGTTAATTGATGTGCTACTACTTAACGCTGCTCCACTTTGTGTAAAATAAACAGCCGTACCGTTAGTACCATCACCGTAAGGATATATTTTAACTTGAGTTGCGTTTACTCTTAAGTAAACAGGTCTTCGAACTGTTGGTTTAGCTAAAGGAGATTGAGTATAAGTAAATAACTCGTCTTCTGTTATTTCTTCGATTATTATAGTAGAGTCAGCAGAGTTGTATGATATAACATTGTCTAATCTATAAACATCAGTTGGGAGCGTACCATCACCATAAATATTTCCAATTGTAATAGGTTGACCCCTTCTTTTGAATATACTTATTTTTTCTTCTAACAAATGGACAACATCAGCTCTAGGCGTTTCATCTCTAGGCATTCTATTAAACTGACCTGCATCGTAAAAATATTGTTCAAATATTTCCATCTGCGCTTGATTAGCGAATAAGTTAAACTCCTGAGGTGTTATATAACCTCTTTGTTCTTTATTAGCCATAGCTAATACTCTTTGATATACTGTGTCTACACTTACCGCCATATATTTTTTTGTTTTGTAGTTTGCAATCGCCCCGAGGAGCGACTGCTTCTACAAGGTTTTTACTTTAATTGTTTTTCTATATTTGTATATATCTCCATACCTTCATCAGTTTTAAACCAAGCGGCTAAAGCTGAATATGGATGCTCATCAAATGGCACGTTCATTAGTTTTCTATCATTAGAACCCCAAGTAAATGTTCTTTGGTCTGAAGATAGTTTTAATATACCTAATTCAGTTGCTTTTATACCAAAGTTTCTAAGCTGAACGTTGTCATCATTTAGCAACTCTAAGAACAGTTGAGGGTTGTTTCTAGCAAACAGTAACAAATCTCTTTTAAGCTCCTTAGAACTCATGTCAGCAACCTCAGAACCTTTTTCAACTCGCATTATAGCTTCTGCCATATCTATATCCATGTCTCTAGCTGCTATAATTGCATCAGCTTCTAATTCTAAAACTTCAATTTCACTAGCAGCTTCAGCTACAGGTTGGTATTCTGCATAAACATTATCTCTGTGAGGGTGGTATAAAGATAACATTTTTTGTAAAACTGTTTTTTCTTTTTCTACATATAAACTACCATTTCTAAAGATAATATGATCTAGTCTTTGATCGCCTTTCATTTCGTCTACAAACACTGTTTTTTGATTTTGACAATATTTTAGTTCTCTTTCATAACCAGCAACTGGGTCAAAATAAAATATACCAGAACTTCTTAATGAGTAAGACAAAGGTTTGTGCATTTGTTTTAAGTTGTAAACCCTGTCTTTTATCTCCCAGGTTGGTTTTTTAGGTTCAACTTTTACTTTTAGTTTTGGTGTTTCCATAACCGGTACTACTTTTTCTATATGCTCATCACCAGGATCTCCTTGGTATGAGTCTTTTGTTTTTGTTTTTTTAGCCATAATATAATATAATAAAAATTAATAAAAATAAAAGGACCGAGGCCGAAGCCCCGGTTCCTTTAATATAAACAGTGCTTATTTCATTAACATGAAATTGTTAGCACCTTGAGTGATTAAACATCTCTCAGTTAGCATGTGAATGCTCATTGCATCTAAAGCAGATGTAGCAGCTCCAACCGAACCAGTAGTCCAAGTCTTCATTCTTCTATCATCAGTTTGAGAAGCTCTGTAACGTACATGTAAGAAAGGTCTTTTCATACTTGCTCCAACAGTTTGATCGTAAACTGAAGAAGTACCAGCAGGAATCATAACCCCTCTAATAGCACCTGTACCAGCAGCAGCATTAATACCACCTCTAGTAGCTTTGTCATTTAAGTATCTCATGTCAGACTTGTAGAAATCGTAAGATCCACGTCTGAAACCAGCAAAACCTAAATTTAATGCCATACTTTCGTCGTTGTTAAATACTCCGTAAGAAGTACCACCAGCGCCGTAAGAATTCATTGAAGCTAACATATCGTCCATAGCTAAACTAGTAGATCTGTTAACAAACATCATGTACTCTTCAATAGCACCTTGCTTGTCAAATTCAGCTAAGATAGCGTCAAATTCAGCTAAGTCAGTAGCAGCATTTACTCCAGTAACACCAGTAGTAACATTACCCCTGTCTTCAATAGCATCAAATAAACCTTGAGTACCAGCAGAAGTATCGTTACCTGAAAAACCTAAAGCAGAGTCAACAACGTTATCCGTACCACCTCTAACAGACTCTAACATAGACATTTCTATATAGTCATTAAAACGAGCTCTAGTATCAGACTCAGCTTTTAAGTACCATAAGTAACCTCCTTGACCACCTTCTGTAGAAACTTCAACCCAACCAATTTTAGAAGCATCAGATCCTGAGATCTCATAGTAATCCTTCATTATAATTGGTTTGTTTTGGAAAGTTTTAAAATCAGGCTCATTAGCTTGATGTCTTTCTTGAAGCTGAGAATTACCAGCAGCGTTGTCGTAAGCAGTTCCTTTAGCATACTCAGAACCATAAACTAAAACAGTTGATGTTTTGTTAGTGTTTAATGCAGCTAATGTTTGAGCATCATACCTAGCAACAGTTAAAGCATCGTTGTTAGCTATAGAAGTAACTCTACATTTGAAAACACCATTAGCGTTAGATACTATAATAGTATCAGCAACTCTAACACCATGATCAATATCAAGCCCAGCAGCAACGTAGTTAGTTTCGTCAATGTCAGACTGTAGTAATATAGTGTCATCAGCTGTTATTTTAGCTTTGTAAGATAAATGTAACCTACCTTGCTCAGACCAAACTACTTGATCAGCAGTCATAGCCTCTTCAGCCCCAACTTGTGCTAAGAAACCTGAAATAGTTCTCGGTCCGAAAACTTCAGCTTCTTTTTCCATTAGGTCTGGTAAATATTGTTGTGACCAACCAGCGTTCGAGCTGTTAGCCAAATCTAAATAATTTGTAGATAGCGCTTGCTTTTGTGCAGCTGGCACGCTATTCAAATTAGGTCCTCCATTAATTGCCATATTTTTGTTTTTTTAAATTTATTATTTATTGTTTTTAATTTTAAACTTAAAGCTAGAAGAATCATCGTTAAGCACTCTTACTTTTGGTCCGCTAGTGTTGTCGTTTGAAAACGACTGTCTAGGGTCCATATTTACATTTTTGGCTTTTGCAACACTTTCTTTTAAAGCATCTACTTTACCTTGTTCGTAAAAATGATTAGCAACAGCATCGGAGTTCATAGCTGTAAATAGAGATTTATGATAACCTTTAGCATCTGACATTTCATTATTTTCGTTCAAAAACTTTTTGACAAAATTATTAATATCGCTTTGAGTTTCTTTAACCTCCACAGCATTCTTCACATTAAACCTATATTTCTTTTCACCGACCTTGTATTCAAAACCTTTGAATTTATCGTTAAAAACCTCTTTAGTTTTATTTAAAAAAGTATTAGTTTGTTTGTCTGCTATCTTTTTAGTCTCTTCCGACTCTTTGTTGTACCTATTAAAGAAGCTCATAGCTTTCTGTTGTTCAGGTGTTAACCTTGAACCTGCTTTGATCTCTTCATAGTATTTAGACTTTTGCCCGTCTAAGTGGCTTTTAGCGCTGGCAACTTGCTCTTTAAGCGCTATTTTTTTCTTTTTAACATCTCTTTCTTCATCAACCTCCTCGTCAAACGAGAATGAGTCTTCAATTAAGAATTCTATTTCTTCAGAATCTAAATGAGATTTTGTTTGCTTATAGTATTCTCTAAGTATTGTCATGTCGTCATAACTAGAGTAATCTTGATTAAGACGCACATAGTCTTCTAAAGTTCCACCAGTTTCGCTCATGAAATCTACAACTTTTTGTAAATTTTCAGGTAAAGGAACTCCAGTCTCTTTAGATTCAGCAACAGCGTCTTCAACTTTTTCAGTTAATTCTTCTGCTTCTTCTTTAACCTCTTCTTCAGTTATTTCTTCTAACGCTGGAGACTCTTCTTGTGCTTGTTCTTCCTGTTGTACTTCTTTTTGTTTTTCTGTGGACTCGGCATTATCAAGCTCTGTAACCACTCCCTTGTCGTCAGGGTTATCTTTTTTAACTTCATCTTCTTTTGGTGTTGGTGGTTTATCTAAATTTACTTTTATAACGTTATCGTCGGTATTTTCTTCTTGTTCAGATACGTTTACTTTTGCAACCTCTTCGGTTACGTTATCTACTTTTTCTTCCATAATATAATATAATAATAGTTAATAATTTTACTGAGGATCAAAAGCTCCTAAATCAAACCCGCCACCTAGTATATCATCACTTGCGGATTCAAAGTTTTTAGGTGATTTACCATTATTTCTTTGGTCTATCATTTCACTTTGCTGAGTGGCTTGTATTTTAGTTCTTTGGTCCTTACGATCTTCTTTTTGTTTTTCTTTTCCTTTCACTGCTTCAACTTCCATTTTCTTAAGCTGCATATTCATTTCAAACTCAAACTGCATAAGTTCTTTTTTGTACATAACTTCTTGTTGCATTTTTTGACTTTCGAGTTGAGCTTTCATTTGTTCAAGTTGCATTTCCATTTCAGCGTTAGCTTGATTTTTTTGTATCTCACCCTGAGAAGCAGCTTGAGCAGCTTGCTGGTTTGTTTGAGATTGCAACTTCATGTTTCTTTCTTGTATTGCCTGATCTTTATCTTGCTTTTTCTTTCTACGTATTTTTAATAGTTGATTTGCTAATTTAATATTTTTAATTTCTCTAAGATCAATTGCGTCAGCAAGTTCTATCAACTGTTGTTGTAAAGCCATTTGAATATTATTTTCAAGCATAGCTTTTTCTTCGTCATCTGGTTGTAGTTCTATAAATATACCAAAGTCATACAAGTGCAAACCTTTTAACTCTTCTAAAGTACCAACGTTATGCCTACCTATAGATTGAACAAAAGCATCTTTAGTTGGTGAGTATTCTAAAACATCTGATATTCTTAAAGACAAACACTCAGCTATTTCCGATGTTATATATAATCCTGATTGTAGTATATGTCTTGTTGCTGTGTTGCTGTTTGCTGCTGCTAATTTTTGCACACCTACTAAAGCATTTTTATCTGGCATACTACCATCTCTAGCTTCGTTTAAACCGGTAACGTCTCTTATCATTTGTAGATAATAATTATATGTACCTATTAAACTTTGCATTTTAGCCCCACCATTTCCAGATTGTATTTCTTGTATTGGTACTTTTCCAGGATTTTGATCTCCTTCTGATGTAAAAGACCTACCTATAATAGATCCTGTTTGGAAAAACATATTTAAAGCTTCTTGTGGGTTGTAGTTTGTTCCGTTGCCTAAATCTATTTCAGCTAGACCATCAGCATCTAAGTATATACCATCAGGAACCATTCTAGATAATACTTGTTGTAGTTTAAGATGAGTGAGCTGTATCATGTCAGCAAAACCAGTTACACGTTTAACAAGAGATTCTATTCTACCTTTATACATTCTTGGAGCAACTATGGAATAATTCATCTTAACCTTAGTGTAATCACTTTTAGGTCTCATCATGTTTTTACAAAGCTGCCACTTAAGAATCTTACTAGTACCTAATATAACAGCACCTTCATAAACTACCTCTATTTTTTTACTTAGTTTTTCAAACCCACCACCCATGTTTTTAGGTGGATTAAAACTATCATCTTTTTTTATAGCTTTTTTAGCTCCACTGCCAGTTTCTTTTACTTTGTATACTTCACTATTATAAGTTTTGTAATTAAAATAAAGAACTTGAAACTTGCTACCATCTTGTTCTCTTGAATTACCACTACTATTGTTGTAGTTTGTTTTATAATAACTATTCTTTTTAGTTATTTCTTCTAAATCAGAAGACGTTAAATCTGGAAATTGTTTTATTAACTCGTTTACAGGAATGTCTTTAACTTCTCCTACGTAATATATATCATCAAAATAAGGAGATTCTGTATATGAGTAAACCAAATTAGCCGGATCAACATAGTCTATAGTTATACCTTCAGAAGTGTTAAAGTTTGTTTTAGCAGCTCCAATACCAAGAACTGTAAGATCATAATAAAACTGCTTTTTTATTAATTCAAACTTGTTTCCATCAAACAAAACGTTTAAAGCTTGCTCTTCAGCTATCTCTATTGACTGCTTGTAAGTTAACTGCATGTGAAGATCCAGCTCTTCTTTTGATTCAGGAAGTTCTTCTATTGGATTTTCATAAACATTTATATCTGCTTGTTGGAGTATTAAATCGTTTATTTCTTTGTTTTTTATATCTTTTAAAACAGACTTCATATAGTCTGATCTTTTTCCAACCCCATAAGGGTCTTGAGAATAAGCTTTTATATCGTAAGTTCTTTCAGCAATACCATTAACCACTATGTCTACAAACTTAGATATTATAGGAACTGGAGTCCAGTCTAAATTAAGATAAGATAAATCACCGTTTATAGACAGCTCATCTTTATATTTTTGTATTGATTGTTCTCCTCTAGCGTATAGTCTAAGGTTGTGGAAATTATTAGTGTTAGTTTTATACTTATTACTTCCGTTCTCTATACTAAACCATTCACGCTCTATAGCTTTTGCAACCTTTAAACCGTAATCTAAAGATTGTTTTTCGCTATCGCTAACCGTTTGTTTTGGAAAATAATTATTTATAACAGACTCTGCCATATTTATTTTTTGATTAATTTAGATGTACCGCCCTTGTTTTCATACCTAGCAATACTTATGTTTAGTTTTGGTTTTTGTACTGGTGCATTTGGTCTATATAAATGCCTGTTATTAGCCATTATAGCTAAACCAGAGCTAATAGATGCATCATGCTTTGTTCTTTTGTTTATATCAAATCTTGACCAATCGTTTAAAAGCTCATTAAAATAACAATCTCCAAAAGATCCATCTTGCTGTATACCTACATGAGCTTGTATATACATTTCTATTGCCGCGGCGTGAGCTTGTTTTATATCTTCACTTGAATTAGGTATTCCACCTACTTCTTTTTCAGCTACAGATAGTTTGTTCCATATTTTATCAGGTCTGTTCATGCTAAAACCTCTGTAACCACGTCTTCTAAAATAATACAATAGACGAGGTTTATTGTTCTCTGCTAGTATAGGCATCCCGTAAAACACACAAGCCATTAAAACGTCTTCAAAGAATATCTCTGCTGTTTGTGGTCTTGCTAAGTATTCTAAAAAAAAGCTATTAGCTGGAGCATCTTCCATGCTAAACTTAGTTAAACCGTGAAGTGCACCTTTAGAACCTACACCATCTACAGTTCCTGATATATCGTAGCTATCACATCCAAAAGCACCCATATGCTCATTACCAGGCCATTTAACTCCATTTTTAATAACACAGTTGTTTTGTATATTTAATGGTGGTACCCAGCTCACTTTAAATCTACCTTTTTTATCTGGGTAAAATATGACTTGACTATCTTTTATACCGTTAACCCATTGAAAATTACCTATAGTAACTCCTAAAGTGTTAGACATTTCTTCGTTATAATCTATTTGTTCATATATTTTAACTAAGTTAAATATACTTCCAGCGGCTTCGTCTCTAAACGCGTGTTCTGTTGTTCTAGGAAACTGTCTATAAAATTCGTTTAAAGCATCTTGATCTCCTTTTAAACCATCAGCCTCGTTTTGCCAGTTTTCTACAACACCTATATCTATCAGCTCACCGTGTGGGTCGAAGACATCATGGTCTGGATTATCGAAGACTGGAATTCCGTGTTCATCAATAAATCCTTCGTAGTTCCACTCCATTGGGATAAAAAGAGAATATAAACCAGAAGCTGTCTGTCCATTTCTGTTTCGCTTTGTAACGTCTGAGGCATTGTATAATTTTTTAAAGTTATCACCTCCTTTGTCTAAAGCATTTGATGTTGATCCCATCATACACTTACCTATAATTCTACTACCTAGTCTAAGACACGTCTTTGTAACTCTCCAGTTGTTTAATATATTATCTGGTCTTTCCCACTTACCGCTTTCATCATGTACTAGTAGTTGTAGTTTTTCACCGTCATAGCTATTATCACCTGTATTTTTCCAGTCTATAGTTGTATCTAGTCCTTGTATATCTTCAAGCTTTTCGTTTGTCGTGATTTTCTTTCTAGTAAACTTAGACGCAGGTACTCGATAAGCGAGTTCTGATTTAGGCCGATCCATACCATCTTGAATAGGACTAAAGAAAAACGGGTAGTTAATTGATATAGGTACAACTTTGTCGGTAAACATTTTCTTAGCATCAGATCCTGTTTTAGATAGTATACCAAATCTTGAATCTGTTGAAATCGTTGCTTGATTGACAGTCTCAGCAGAGGACATAAAAGAAAATCCAGATCTTCTGTTTTTAAGATAGCACATACCGTAGCATCTCTTATCTGCTTTGCACGCTTCCCAGAATATAAAGAATAATCTATTTGCTTCCCTAAAATCTG